TGATGGAGCAGGACGTTTCATCGTGCAATGGCGAGTGGTACATTGTCAGCATGTCTCACCGGCTGGAGTCTGAATTGCCTGGTGGCGCATGGTTTACATTCTTTGTCGCAACCCCGCAAAACACCACTATCAGGTCGAGATAATGACTACGGATACCAGTCAGTACTTCGGATTTACCGACCCGACTACGACTCAGGGCGAGTGGAACAAGCTGCGCTTTGCGATTCAAAGTGAAATGGCAGACCTAAACACAAGCCTACCAGTTAGAGTCAGGTCCGTAACTGGCGCCGGGATTGCCCCCGTTGGGTTCGTGAGCATCGAGATCCTTGTTGACGAGATCACCGGAAACGATATAACAATTCCTCACGGCGAGATTGCCAACGTTCCATATATGCGACTCCAAGGCGGCTCAAATGCAGTCATCATTGACCCGCAAGTGGGGGATATTGGTATGGCTCTCTTCTGTAGTCGCGACATCAGCGCAGTCAAGAACGCCCGCCAATCTGCCCCGCCTGGCAGTCGTCGCATGTACAGCTTCAGTGACTGCGCATATCTCGGCGGCGTGCTTAATGGCGCCCCCACCCAGTACATCCAGTTCGCGGAGGGTGGCATAATTATTCACAGCCCGGCATCCGTTAAGGATGAGGCGCCGCTGATCCAAATGTCAGCCGCTGACGTGCAGCTTGGGAATATCTCAGGGGCATTGTTGCGGCTGATTGATGAACGGTTGATTGCTCTGTTCAACGCTCATACGCATGCATCTAGTGGCGCTGGAGTTCCAAACTCTCCGTTAACACTGGCAGCGGTAGCCACCACAATCACGAAGGCCAACTGATGGCGACTCTATATCTTGACCCGGACAACTGGGATTTAACCCTTGATGCATCGCGCAGCATTGCCGTTGCCGTAGCCCCATACGAGCGCGCCCAATCAGTTGCCAATGCATGTCGACTATGGCGTGGAGAGGCTCCATTCAATACTGATCGCGGCATCCCGTATGACACTGAGGTTCTCGGAAAGCAACCACCACAGCGAATCCTGGCTGGATGGTATGAAGCTGAGGCCGTGACAGTTCCAGGGGTTGCATCAGCAGTTGCGGTGCTACAATACGACAGCCGATCCCTTTCCGGCCAAATCCAATGCACTCTTGATGATGGAACCGTGATCAATGTCTAACGTCCCGGCTTTGCAGATAACCCCGGAAGGTGTCGTCGTACCTGACGCTGTGACTATCCGCACCGCCGTGTTGGCCGATGAGAACGTTGCGTTTGGCGGTGACTTGGATGTGACAACGCCGTCCACGCCGCAAGCACACCTGGCTGACCAGCTGACCGCTAACATCCAAGACTCCAACGCCGCAATCACCTACATGATTTCGCAGGTTGACCCAGCAACAGCTGAAGGCCGGATGCAGGACGCGATTGCGCGTATTTACTTCCTTGACCGCAAGGGCGCAACGTCTAGCGTTGTCCAGGCGCTATGCACCGGACAGCCAGGATCATTACAGCCGGTTTCTATCTTGGCTGAAGATGATGCGGGGAATCTGTGGCAATCAGATAGTGCATTCACCTTCCCTGCTGGCGGCGTCATTACGGTGCAGTTCTCGTGCATCACGACAGGCCCAATTCAGCTTGGGATTGGAGCGCTAACACGTATCGCCCAAGCATCGCCAGGATGGGATGCGGTGACAAACCTGGCTGCTGCTGCACTTGGGTCCGACGTTGAGAGCCGCGCAGAGTTTGAGATCCGTCGCGCCCTGAGCGTGGAAAAGAATGCACACGGCACTCCGGGGGCAATCAGGTCGGTCGTGTTCGACGTTGACGGCGTTATCGATGCATTTGTTTACGACAACTTCACGAACTCAACAATCCTTTATGGCGCCACGAATTACCCTATCCCGGCGCACAGCATTTATGTTGGCGTGGTAGGCGGGGTTGCCGAAGACATCGCCAGGGCAATCGAGAGCAAAAAGGACGCAGGCTGCGGCATGGCCGGTAACACAACCGTTATGCTTCCGGATACTAATTATTCGTACCCGCAGCCGGTATATGCCTACCAGTTCAATATTCCAGACTCCCTGCCGGTAAAGTTTTTGGTAACGATTGCCAACAGCTCAAGCCTTCCGGCTAATATTGGCGCGCTGGCGACTCAGGCAATTATCGCCACGCTCAGCGGAACCAATGGCGCACCAAGGGCTAGGATGGGGGGCGAGATATTCGCATCAAGCTATTACAGCCCAATCGCATCAATATCCAATGCTGTGCAAATTATCGGCATCAAGGTGGGCGTGACAACCCCCACCCTTGACTCTCTGTCTATCGGGATTGATCAGGAGCCGGTGGTTAGCGCTGCGGATATTACGGTAATTCTGGTATGAAACAATACGCGGCCTCGCCAGTCATTCAGCAGCTAATCACAGATAGGCGTGATTATTTTCAAACCGCCTGGACGGACCAGTTTTACAGCCTTGTCTGGAATGTCGATACGGCCCAAGGGTTTGGCCTGGATATCTGGGGTCGCATAGTTGTTATTGGGCGCAGCGTTAGAATCAGCACTACGGATAGGACGTTTGGTTATTATGAGGCGTGGTCGGGAGAAAGCGGTACAGCGCCAGTCGCTGGCCCGGTAATAATCAACGGATTAGCATTTGTTTTGGCGCCCCCAGCAGTTCCGGGAAGCACAGATGACCGAGTGACCCCATTCAATGACGCCCCCTTCTATGATGGAGTCCAGGCAACAGAAGTGGTGGTGCTCAGTAAAGCCGCGTACAGAAAGCTGATCCTTGCAAAAGCGCTTGCAAATATATCCGACTGCTCAATGCCATCTCTCAATAAGGCTATCAGAAGCTTATTCGATGGCGGCGATTCCAGGCGTTGCTATGCGACCACAAACAACCTGATGGACCTTAGTTATGTGTTTGAATTTGAGCTGACCCCCGTTGAGCGCACTCTCGCCATAAGTGCTGGTGTAATTCCAAGGCCAGCCGGTGTAAAGTTGACCATTATTCAGGTTATTCCAAGCGAAACCTTTGGGTTTGCTGAGGCGGAAACCTGGCAGCCATTCGACCAAGGCGTTTTCTTCGGAGACGACGGAGCAACTAATGCAATCTAGCAATCAGCCCGGAAAAATCTCTCTACCGTTCGCAAACTCGGGTGCAAAACAGCCGATCCCGGTTGCATCCCAGGTCGGGATTGAAGATGGCAGGGCGTCCTATACGGACGGGTTCCCGCCACTAACGCGCACACCATTGGCGGCTGGCGGCAAGCCTCCGTTTGGCACCGACATGAATGGCATTTTAAATGCCATTACCGCAATCCAGCAATGGCAGTCCGCTGGGGGATTGTTCATGTATGACTCCGCAATGTCAACAGCCAGTGGCGGATATCCAAAAGGAGCATTTATTTTAAAGGCTGATGCGTCGGGCCTATGGCAATCACTTGTAGAAAACAACACCTCCAACCCAGATACTGGCGGGGCCGGCTGGGCTGATTTCTCGATATCTGGAATAGGCATACCGGCAGGCGGCGTGCAAATTTTCGCGATGGTAACCGCCCCATCTGGATGGCTAGTAGCAAATGGCTCAGCCGTCAGCAGGGCAACTTATTCAAGATTGTTTTCGGCTATTGGCACAACATTCGGAGTGGGGGACGGCTCCACAACATTCAATCTTCCGGATTTGCGAGGGGAGTTTGTTCGAGGCTTTGACAACGGAAGAGGCGTTAACCCCGGAAGGGTATTTGGCTCATCGGAAGCCCAGCAAGTATCAGAGCATTACCACGCAGTCCTATCTGTCGGAAGTGGGGCGGTTACGGTTGGCGCCGGGAATATTGCCACGGCCACAGTAGCAGGCACATCAGTGGCGGCTGGCACGGCTGCCAACGCAAACGTAATGACATCGGGAGTTTATGGCTCGACATCAGCCGGGGCAGAGACTCGACCAAGAAACGTGGCGCTCCTTTACTGCATAAAAATCTGAATAAAAGGCTTACCAAATGACCGATAAAACCATCAAGACGAAAAAATATGAAATCACGATCAAGTCACCAAAGCCGGACAATAAGCCTGCTCGTGTTGCTCGTGATGCTCCAATTGGTCTGCCGGCACCTACTTACCTTCCTGCCGGTTCCGGCAGCTGAGTTTGCTTGGCAGGCTGCCGACACTCTTCGGGCTGTCGGCATGTCGGCCACTCTCGGCCTATGCGTCACGTTTACCC